CGCCTCTCTCTACTGGCGTACGCACGCGGTCAGCCTCGATCAGCTGCAAACGCAGCGTGTACGGCGTTAAACCTGTCGCTGTAAAGCGCTTGACCAGTGCAAACACGTCGCCGCTCATGAGCCATGACAAGAGCGCCAGCTGCTGCATGCCGTAGAAATCGTTGACGCCGGTGGCGTCGCAAGCATCCTTGCGACTGGCCCACAGCGCAAACTCTGCCTCTGTATGCCGCTGCCACTCGTCGGCCTGCTCCTCGGTCAGACCTAGCGCGTCTGCATCGATGGCGCACTTGAGACGCAGCCCGCTGCCAATGATATTGGTGCGCGCCCGACGCAATGCGCCGGTGGCGATCGGTGCACCCATGTAGAGCATTCGGCTACGCTGCCGCAACGTCCAGTTGTTGAGGTCGATGTCCTCAGATGGATGACCACTGTCGGCCTGGAATCCCTTAAGAGACTTGCGTGTGTAGCTCGCGCCAGCATCTGAGTAGCCTCGGTTGGCAACATAGGCGGTAAAGGCTTGGGTCCTAGCAAATCTTTTTCTGTTCAAAATCTCACCCCTTCCTGCGGGCATGAAAAAAGCCACTCAACAGAGCGGCTCATATATCTCTTGGCACGATCCCGACGGCTTTACGGTGTCCCCCGCCAGCCAGCACGGTCTCTAGCTCATCAATTTCTTTCTCGAGATCCTTGATCGTATCCCACAGGTCGTCAAGGTTATAGCGTGTTAATGACCTGCTACCAATCGTGTACTGCTGGACACGGCCCCGAAGCAGCTCATTGTACGCTTTATAACATTCCTCGAGCATCATTTGCCGCTGCTCGAGGCGTAGTTTGATGGTGGTTTTACTTGCCATTTCTGCCCTCCTGTATACATGAAATCATGTTTGCCAGCATCTTAACCGCTGATTACCAGTCATCCTGATACACGGATCGGCGTTTGACCTTGCGTTGTCTGCGCACGGGCTCCGACTGTTTAGGCCATTGCCCGTTTTGCTCTTTGATCTTGCGCTCAATCATGTCCATATCAGGATCCAAGATGTAAAGCGCTGCCGTCGCATAGTTGCGACAGTCCAACGCCTCGTTGCGTTCGTGGCCTGGCAGCTTTACCCACTGATACTTGGTGCGCCCGTTGGTTGCTTTAAGCTCCTGCCGCTCTGAGAGCAGCCCTGCAAAATAGGTATAATCATATCCGGCGTCGTCGCGCTTTGGAAAGTGGCAGTATTTTGGCCCCGGCTCCACTACTCTGAGCGATCCATTAAGGATGGCGGCCTTGCCAGCGTCAACGCCGATGGTATAGAGATGCGTCTTGGCGATGACGCGTCCGTTGACGACGATATCAACCTTAGATGGTGGCTTGGTGTACGGTACGTCCTCGCCGCCTTTACCTTTGACAGCAAAGACTCTTTTGCCGAGCCGCGCCCGGCATTGCTTATAGACTTCCTGCGTCTTATGCCCGCCGGAGTCGACCAACGTGATCGCGATCTTAAGCCCCCGACCGTTTTCAAATTTATAAACATGGTCAAGGTAGCCGTCCAGGCGCAACCACGGCGCATCATCGGATGGGTCGCCCTGGATGACAAATTTCTTGATTCCCCAGGACTCTTGGTAATGGCCCCAGCCGACAACCTCACCTTCCAGACGATCATCCTGCACGTCAACGCCACAGGTCAACAGCAACACACCCTCTGGCAACTCAATCGGTGTGCCGTCATCGCGTGTGCCGTAGTCCTCACGGCGCGCCAGCATGGTATCCTCGTCAGCGAGATCGCCGCGATCCTCCCACAGCTCGCCGAGCATGGTGTTGTAGACTACTTTCAGACGCTGCGGGTCTTTGCGTGCTGCCAGGAAAGAGTAGACAACTTTCTCCCATGACTGCCATGGGCTTGAAAATGCGTTAAGCCAAAAGGATCTATGACCTCGCTCGAGCGCTGCCGGATTTTCTGCGAGCCACTTCGCAGGCTGCTTGCGCATTTCAGCCTCCGAAAACTCCAAACCGCATTGTGGGCAGCGCCAGCCAATGTGCGTGACCTTGTAATCCTTTTTCCTGCCGTGCCCGATGGTGTCAAAGTCAAAAACGATATTGTCAAAAACAATGTTGCTGTACTCTCCGCAGTTTGGACATTGATGACACCAGCGTTCACGGGTGCCCTCCAGGAATGATTTTTCGATTGGCGATTCACCCTTGTTGGTCGGTGTCGACACATCGACCATTTTGGCGTTGTAAAAGGTTGTGGTACGCGCTTCGGCAAGCGCCCACGGATCACCTTCTGTGCCTGCCGACAACGCCCAGCGGTCTCTCTCATCGCCCAACACATACTTTGCAGGCGTAGATGCCAGCCCACTGGCACTGTTACTCCCGACGATAGTCAGCATGCCACCGGGGAACGACTTCTGCAGCATGGTGTTGCCGCTGTCGCGTGACTTGACGTCTGCGACCTTGCGGCGCAGCGTATGACTGTCCCTGATCATCGGCGCGATGCGCAGACGGCTGAATTTCTTCGCGTCGTCGATTGTTGGTTGGATGTAGAGTATCGAGCCAGGATCCTGGTCGATGATGTAGCCGATGACATTAAGCTCAAGCTCTGACTTCCCGCACTGACTTGAGCTGACCAGTGAGATTTTTCTTATTTGTGGATCTGTAAAACAATCCATTATCTCTGTTAAATACGGTGTACGGGCATTGCGCCATGGCCCCGCCTCGGCGCTGTTCTCTCGTGACAGCACGCGATACCGCTCAGCCCATTGTGAAACTGTAATCGATTCCGGGGGCCTATAGTTCTTAAAAGACTTTTTAAAAGTCTTTAAGACTCTATCGAGGTCACTCATCGACTACCACTTCCCAGTGACATCCGCCACATAAATTACGCTCCCCGCGGCAACACTTAGTAAGCGATGAATGATCTAGACCAAGAAGTTCTGCAGCTTTTTTGGCGCTTTCGTAAACGGCTCCGGTTTCAATACACCGAACAGGTCTTTTGTTTGGCGGTACCCTTCCTACGTGGGCATCATGTAACTTGCGCCGCGTTTCAGCAGAAAATGTTTTACCGTAGTTATGGTTTTTAGCCCCGAGCAAAGCTTCTCGGCGTTTTTTATTCGCGGATTCCGGTTGCTTTTTCCCGTACCAAAAAGATCGTTCGCCACTGTTGGCAAAAGCAATTTTTCTTTTCACGTTTTCCGGCATTTTCCAGCCAAGGTTGCCTCCGTCCCCACCTTTGTTTAGATTGTACCCGTTTTCAAAACTATCTTTCTCGGTTACCCAGAACATTTCTCTTTCCCCAAGTCTTTCCGCAGGGCATTCTTCTAGGAGAACAAAAGAAAACGCGTCGGGCCCGTGCTTATCATAGCTTTTTTGCAATATGGCATTGTGGTGGTATCCATATTTAAGCTCTCTTAAATGTCTTCCCCAGCGACGTTCTATATCTACCGCTTGTCCAACATACCACTTTCCTGTTTCAGTGTTCAAAATACCGTAGACCCCACATATTTTGTCACGCATCTTCGTCCACCTCTTTCCATCCTTGGCGCTCTCTCACGCGTTTGGCGTATTCGTCGGGATCATATTTGTAGTCCGCCAGGTTCTCGAGCACAAAATTAATCTCTTGCTTTACCCTCGCTGCCTGCTCGGCTGCCGTGTGGGTTCCTGCCAGATCCACGGCAAGTTTCCCGGGCAGCGCCATGAGCATGCTGCGGAAATAAAGCACGTGGTCGGTGGTGATGGCCTCAACATCTTCGGCGCGGTGCAGCTCACCTTTGAGCTCTTTGAGTTCCTTGAGGCTGTTGCCCTCGGAATT